GCAGCAACTTGCGTATTCTGTGAATTAGCGTTTGCTTGTGCTTGAATATTACGTTGTTGAGATTCTTGATCTTGCTGTAGTTTCTTTCTTCTACGTACTTTTAATAATTGATTAGCAAGCTTGATATTTTTTATTTCTCTAATATCAATTGCATCTTCAAGATATATTTGGTCTTTTGCGAGTGCTTGTTGTATATTGTTTTCAAGCATTCCTTTTTCTTCTTCATCTGGTGACAATTCAATGTAAATACCAAAATCATGCAAATGCATATTTTTAATATCTTCTAATGTACCAACATTAAATCTTCCAATGCTTGAAATAAATGCATCTCTTGTTGGTGAAAATTCTAATACATCTGATATTCTTAAGCTTATTGCTTCAGCTGTTTTAGCAGTTAGGTATAAGCTTGATTGTAATATATGACGTGTAGCAGTATTTGAATTTGCTGCTGCAAGCTTTTGTACACCGACCAGTGCGTTTTTATCTGGCATAGAACCATCTCTTGCTTCATTTAAGCCTGTTACGTCACGGATCATTTGTAAATAATAATTATAAGTGCTTATAAGTGAACTTATTTTATTATTACCGCCATTAGATGTTAATTCTTGGATTGGTACTTTACCTGGATTTAAATCGCCGTCCTGAGTCATTGATCTACCAATAACAGAACCCGTTTGGAAGAACATATTCAATGCTTCTTGCGGATTATAATTTGTTCCATTACCTAAATCAATTTCAGCCAATCCATCAGCATCTAAATAAACTCCATCAGGTATCATTCTTGATAATACTTGTTGTAGCTTTAAATGCGTTAATTGAATCATATCTGCAAAACCAGTTATACGGCTTACAAGAGATTCAATACGACCTTTATATATTCTAGGAGCAACAACATGGTAATTAAGCATTACTTTTGTAGTATCGCTTTTTGGTCTTACCATATTTTTTGCAATTTCCCATTTAAGCATTTTTTTAGTACCTAAAACAAATGCACCATCATAAACCACTTCAATTGATCTTGATTCTTTTGCAAATCTTGATCTATCATCTTTTGGAGGATTAAACTGATCGTTTTTAGGAATTGCTTTATCAGCACCAGAAGCTGTTTTCTTTATTTTAAATACTTCATTATTGTAAGTCTTATAATTAAAATATAAAACTTGAATAGTATTTGCATCTAAAACACTATCTTCATTAATAAATCTATTATGAGAAGCTGGCGTCTGTACACCTTGTTTAGTTAGGTTTTCTAAATCTTCATTAGTTAATTCAGGAAACTGTTGCTTTAACTCATTGATTGTCACGCTTTTAACTTCACCTATATAATATATATCATCAAAATAAGGTGAATACGTATATGAATAAACAATATCCGCAGGATCAACATACTTAAGTTTAATACCTTCAGACTTATTAAATTCATTTTTAACACAACCAATACCAATAACAGTTAAATCATAATTTACTCTTCTTTGTAGTAAATCATAATTATTTGCATTCATTACAGAATTAATAGCTTGTTCTTGAGCTATTTCAATTGCTTGTTTGTATTCAAGCTGCATATGTAATGATAGTTCCTCTTCAGACTCTGGTAATTTTTCAGGATCATTATTATAAACATTAATCCCAAGTTGTTCTTGTATTTGATCAGATATTGCCCTTGTTTGCATATCTGTCATAATAGACTCAACATATTTTGTTCTTTGCTCAACAGAAGATGGATCTTGTGAAAAAGCTTTAACATCATATAATCTATCTGACATACCGTTTACAACGATGTCTACAAATTTTGGTATGATAGGTACAGGTTTCCAATCTAAATTAAGATAAGACAAATCACCGTTAATAGATAATTCATCTTTATATTTTTTTACAGACTGCTCACCTCTTGCATATAGTCTGAGTCTATGGTATTCATCTCTATTAGAATAGAATCTAGTAGCGCCTGAGTCTCTTTTGAACCATTCATGTTCAATAGCACGAGCTACTTCTAATCCGTAATCTAAACTAGCCTTTTCAGCATCGCTTGCTATTTGACTTGGAAATGAACTTTTTAAAATTGTTTCAGCCATGCTATTTAATTATTTGCGAATGCATTCCTTTATTGTTAAATCTTTTTATTTGTATTCCTAATGATTGTTTTTCATGCTTTGGTTTCGGATGATATAAATGCCTATTGCAAGCCATGATAGCGAGCCCAGAGCTAATAGTTGCGTCATACTTTGTTCTTTTATTTATATCAAACCTTGCCCAATCATTTAATGTTCTATTAAAATAAATATTACCACTACCCTCTTCATTATAACCAACATATTTATCTATATATGTTTCAATAGCGGCAGCGTGAGCTTGTTTTATGTCTTCAGATGTATTGGGTATTCCGCCAATTTCTTTTTCAGTTACAGATAATTTATTCCAAATTTTGTCAGGTCTATTCATTGAAAATCCTCTATAACCTCTTCGTTTCAAATGATATAGCAATCTAGGTTTGTTATTTTCTGCTAATATCGGCATTCCGTAAAATACTAATGCCATAAGTACATCTTCAAAAAATATTTCCGCGGTTTGTGGCCTTGCTACATATTCTAAAAAAAATGTATTAGGTGGTGCATCTTCCATGCTAAACTTAGTTAATCCGTGAAGTGAACCTTTAGACCCAACACCATCTGTTGTTCCAGATATATCATATGAGTCACAACCAAAAGCGCCAACGTGCTCATTACCCGGATACTTTGCGCCATTCTTTACTATTACATTGTTTTGCAGATTCTTAGACGGTACCCAGCTAACTAAAAACCTGCCATTAGGATTAGGTGAGAATATAACTTTTGTATCCTTTATTCCATTTTCCCACGAAAACGATCCCTTAGTGACCAAACCATCTCTTGTAGCACTTTCATTAAAATCAATCTGTTCATATATTTTGCTTAAATTAAATATACTATTTTTAGCTTCATCCCTAAACGCATGCTCTTCAGTACGAGGGAATTGACGATAATATTCATTTAAACCGTCACTGTCATGTTTTAAACCATCAACTTCATTTTCCCAAAAGTCTATGACTCCGGTATCGATATAGTCTTCATCATTTCCAAGGACGGGTTCTTCTGGAGTATCAAAGACAGGGTATCCAAAAGAATCAATGTATCCTTCGTAGTTCCATTCCATAGGTATGAACAAACTATATAATCCCGAGCTAGTCTGTCCATTTTTATTTCGTCTTGTAACGTCTGAGTCATAATAAAGCTTTTTGAAGTTATCACCACCTTTTTCTAATGCATTGGATGTTGATCCCATCATACACTTTCCTATAATTCTACTACCTAAACGTAGCGTAGTTTTTGTTACTCTCCAGTTATTTAATATGTTATCAGGTCTTTCCCATTTACCTGATTCATCATGCACTAATAACTTGAGCTTTTCACCATCATAACTGTTATCACCTGTATTCTTCCAGTCTATTGTTGTATCGAGCCCCTCAAGTATTTGCTTTTCACTCGTTTCTGTAATCGACTTTTTAGTGAGTTTGGATGCTGGTACCCTGTATGCAAGCTCTGACTTTGGTCTGTCCATTCCGTCTTGTATTGGTTTGAAAAAGAACGGATAATTGACTGATATTGGTACCACTTTATCTGTGAACATTTTCTTTGCATCGCTACCGGACTTAGATAATATTCCAAATCTGGCATCTGATGTAATTGTAGCCTGGTTAACAGTCTCTGATGAGGCCATAAAGCTAAATCCAGAACGTCTGTTCTTAAGGTAGCACATTCCATAGCATCTTTTATCTGCCTTGCATGCTTCCCAGAATATGAAGAATAATCTGTTTGCTTCCCTATAATCTGGCTTCCCAACATCAATTTTGGTGTGCTGCAAGTACATATAATGAGAACCAGTAATAAAAGTAGGGATACCTTTGTTAATGAACCAATAACCTTCTTCGCGTTTGGTAAATTCTCTATCAATATATGCATACCATTTGTTTTTAAAAGAATCCGGATATGTTTCCCAATCAAATATACTTTTTACGTTTTTAAGCTCCTTAGGAAACTCATGTGTAGTCCATCTGTTATTATTGTTTTCAACTTCTTTTGGCTGAGGCGGTAATGCTATACACAGCCCTTGAATTTCAATTATCTCGCCAATCTTACCATTCTTACTGATAACAATAATATCGTGTTCTTTATTATATCCGTATTCCCATTTGTTATATCTATTTAATCTTTTGATTACGTTAGACTTAACTGGTGTTACGGTTTTAACTAATGTCTGTTCGTACATTACCTAGATCTTCTTTCAGCAAATCCACCAAACGCTTCTTTCTTTTCAATGGGTTTATCTTCCATTAAATTCTTTTCGGCTTCTATGCGTGTAAGAATTTCGAAAGCATCGAATATTGCAAGTTTTTTAGTAGCAGCAGCGTTCTTTAATCTATCAGCAGCAAGTTCATCATCACCACCTTCTACAATTATTTCTTCCTCTGCTACCCGTATAAGCTCGTGTACTGCTTTATACCCAGCTTGTATTATATTCGACTTCAGTTCCTTTGCGTTCATATTTAATTGAAATTGAATTAAGCGGTACTCTATATAATCGTTCGCCTTCTATAACAAACTCATATTCACTATTTGGCGTAAACCCTATTAAATCATTGTTTTGTAAACCAAAGTCCTTTAAATCGCGTCCTATGTGCTTTAAAACACCCGTAAGCGGTTCTTCTTTATCATCTGAAAGACTATTTAGACTTTTAATTGGCTTTACAAAGCAAAAACCTGGCGGCGTGTACCATTTGCCACTTCTTTTATATAAAAATATTTGATCAGTAAAACAAAAGTATTTGTTTTCTTCAAAATAATTTCTACTGTTTTTTTCGTTACCTCGAATATCGTAATATCTTCTAAATACATTATGATGAATGATTACTTCATCACCTATTTGTAAATCATATTCGTCTTTAATAACTGGTGTTTCAATTATAATACCAGATCTATTCACAAACTTATGATCTTCTATTGATGTATTTAATATTAATTCTTGGTTTTCAACATTTTTCTTATTATTGTATCTGCCGTTAATTGGTTCAACAATATAAGCATGTGTATGTTTCATTAATATTCTAAATTAAATTCAATTGATACTGCCATATTCTTATTAAAATGTTTCCATGGCAATATTTCGTCTTTTTTCTTTATATATATTACGTATCCTTCTTCTTCTTCAAGTATTTCAGATATTATATGGCCTCCAAATACTTCTTGTCCAATACTATAATGCATTGCGTCGTTTTTATAATCACGACCAATTGATATTTTTCGTATTAAATTCATTTTTATTTTATTTAATTTTCTATTGTTTATGCTATTGCTAAATAGATGTATGTATTTCCTGATGCATTTGTTCCTGTAAAGTTTGCAAAACTTCCTGTAGGCTCAAACCCTGTGCTTGAAACTGTAATAGTATAAGAATATGGACCTGATTCTGCATCAGAAATATGAGCTTGTAGATTTACGTCTATAACGTCTGAACCTGACCTTGTAGTATCAAACATAAACCATCCATCGCCATTTGTTCCGCTACTTGTATTTTTTAATAAAATAAATCGTGGTTTAAATCCAACATTTATGACGTTTCCTGTCGCTCCTGTTCCTGTATAACTCCCCACCTTCTGATAGGAATCCACGCTGTGGAAGCAGTACCATATATATTCATTTCCTGAAGTACCACTTCTTGTTTCAATGGTAGTACTTGTAGCAAAAGATGAAGCTGAGGTTGCAGCAGTACTACTATTTAAAAATAATTCATAATAAGTTCCATTAATATCCACTAAAACTAACCATCCGCTTGTACCATCAAGTCGTTTTCTAATAATCATTTCAGGAGCAGAAGAAAGTCCGTGACCTACTGTATCAGTATTAGAAGAGCTTGAATTTGCTTTCACAATACTAAACCCAGCAGCAGCATTCACACTAACAACACTATCTATAGTACCCTCTGTGTTTATCTGTGGTAGGTTGTCATCGTGGTCGCCCGCTTTCCAACACCAAGCAACAAAATTTTCTGTATTATTATTATATCCGCCTGAACTTCCAAGTGAAAATCCATTTGAATCAAAAGATGTTAATCCTGTTGATTCACTTTGTTCTGTTGCAGTTTGGTCGCTTATTAATGCTAATCCCACTCCTCTTACTGAATCTACAAGCCGATTATCTCTTGCTGCATCACGACATTTTATCCAAACCAAATCAGGCTTAAAGTCTGTATCAATACTTTGAGTACCACCATTCCCTGTATAAGTAACAACGTCAAAGCTATTCTCTACAACTGGTTGTGTTACATCAGGGTCTGCTGCTATAGCAAGGTAGATGAATGTTTCACCACTTACATTTATATCATTATTCAGTCCTTTAATTTGAAACCCATTAGAAGTTACTTCAATATAAAGGTCAGGGCTTCTATCTGTTATACCATCTTGCTCTGCACTGCTTAAATTTGCATATAAAAGTTTTGTTGTTGGATTTACAGAATCTCTTTCAGTATCAAATATTATCCAATCAGATACGTTTTCTGTTGCCTTAATGATTACAAATTGTGGCTCAAATCCTGTTACAATATGATTTCCTGATTCATTTCCATCTCCTATATAAGACCCTACTTTAGAATATCCATCTACTGAATGGAAGCAGTAGGCAATCATATTATCTCCTGAACCATTATTTCTATTAGATGTAGTTAAATTCATAACAGTAGAACCAAATGTAACAAGATTATTTCCTTGATCAGCTTCTGTTGAATTTAGACCCATTCTAATAGTACCAAATATTTGACCATCCCAATTTTCAGTATCAGTCCTATTTTTAAAAAATACCATTTCAGGAGCTGAAGATAATCCGTGACCTACTGTTGCCCCTGCACTTCCATTACCTGTATAACTAACAATACTAAACCCTGCATCTTGATTTGCGCTAACTTGGCTGTCTATACTTCCTTCTTCATTTAATACATCATCCCCTCCTGCTTTCCAACACCAAGCAACGTAATCTTCAGCATTGGTATTTACAGGAGCATAACTACCAACACTAAAACCATTTGAATCAAAAGATGCTAATCCCGCTGTATTTGTTGCTTCAGCACTTGTATTTTCAGAATTAAGATGTTTAGTTGCGCCTCTTATTGAATCGTACAATCTATGTCCCTCAGCAGTTGTTCTTTCCTTTATCCAAACCAAATCAGGTTGGAATTTTGTAGCCTCTTGATAAGTTACGTTTGTAACAGTACCATCATAAGCATAAATTACGTTAGTAGCTGTTCCATCGTATAACTGTTGCTCATCTCTTGCATCTCCATCTAATTTATAATGGGCAACAAGATTAGCAGTTGGTACACTTGTTTCATTGTATAAGTTAGTTACATCTGAACTACTTAATGCTGTATCGTATATTCTTATTTGGTCTATTTTGCCTTTAAAATAACTCCAATACGGAGCTTTACCAATTTTCAAGTTACCGCTTGTTATAGCTGAAAACGTAAAAGAAACTGTAGCACCAAAACTTCCATCATAATAAAGAGTTGTAGTTCCTGAACCATCATAACTTAAAACAACGTGCATCCAAGTGTTATTAGCAAGTGTAGCAAATGCTCCTGTTGTTGCTGTAGGTGTACTGCCATCGGTAGCTAATTGCACAGTACCTGATTGTAAAAATAACCCCCACCCATTAATACCGCCCATTAATGATATAGGAGCACTTGTTATTGTGTTATCACTGTTGTTTATCCAACAACTTACAGCCCAAGCAGTATTAGTTGGTAAAGCAGCATAATTTAAAGAAGTTGATTCTATAACACTACTACTCCCATTAAATATAGCAGCACTTCCAAACTTACCACTTACTCCACCTGTATCATTAGCATTACCATCTAATTGGTATAAAGCAACACCTGAATTATCGTCAAATATATCTGTTACAGATTTAGATGTACTTGCAGCAGTTTCCCCATATAGAGTAGTTACTTCATCAGAGGATAATGCTTTGTTAAATAAACGTATTTGGTCATAAGAACCTGCTGAGTAACCTTCATTAGCAGCACCTATAAAATCTGAAGTACCTATTCTTATAGTGTCTCTTTGCGTACCATTAGTACCATCTGTAATCCAATAAGAAGTATTAAAAGTGTTAGTTAATTGTGTACCATCAAGGTAAATTTTACCATCACTTACAACTGCCAAATGATGCCAATCTGAATCTTCTGTTATCCCTGTCTGCTCATAATTATATTGGTCATTATTAACCTGTATTTTTATACTTCCTGTTGTGGTATTGTCTATAAACCATCTTCTTCTATCTGAAGTACTCGCAGAACTTGGGTCATAAAAACCAAAAACAAACTTGCCTCTAAACCAAAAAGAAAACGATTCAATTTGATTTTGTATTAAATCTAAAGATTCTATATCTAAACTTGAACTACTCCCATTAAATACCGCACCTCTATTTATAAACCCACCTACAGATTGAGTACTACCATTCCCTGTATAGGTTACAGTTTCAAAATGTTGTGATGGAAGAAAAGCTGCTTCTGCTGCACCTCCTGTATTTATTAATTTTTTACCAATCATATTATAAGCTTATGTCGTAAGTTACAACTGATGCTTTTGTTGTTTTAGCGTTAATTTCAGCTTCTTTTGTAGATACAGTTTCAATTATTGCCGCTCTATCATCTATAATTTGTTGTGGAACTGCTGTGCCCAATGCTGTAAGTCTTATGTAATACCAATCAGTTTCGGCAAGTTTAGAATTAGCTGATGATTTTAAGTTAGCTATTTTTTGCTCTTTAAGTTCATTTAAACTTTGCGACCAAGTTTTATTTGATTTGTCGTAAGTAAATCGTGTATTGGCGCTATCAAAATATATTTGCCCTAAATCGTGGATTCTTGAATCATAACCATCAGGCATAACAACGTCAAACAATCCTGCCTCTCTTAATTGCCCTTCTGTCATTGCAGGGGCATTTAAATAAGTTCCTGTTGACGAATATAAAGTTTTAGGTACTCCTTCGTAAACTTTTATTATACCGTTTTTATTTATTGCTTTCTTTCCCATAATTATGCTTCTTGAGATATTGATGCCCATTGTTCTGTTGCACCATTAGTTGATACTATTTGAATTAGGTTTGATACTGTCCCATCATACGTTCCTGTGATTGTCTTAACTGAAACAGGAAGTTGTAGAGGAAAGTTTCCTGTTATTACTAAATCCTTTACCATCCCTGTTTCTACGTTTGAAAAGGTTAAATTAGTATTATCTGATAATGTTTTAGTGAATACCGCAGCAGAACTAAAGTCTACATCACTTGCAGAGATAACCGCAGCAGTTGTAAACTCAGCCCCAAGTTTATCATATGATACAGCATCGTCATTTAATACTGCTGATGTTACTTTAGTTAAAGCCATAATTATTTATTTATTCTGTTATTAAATCCCAACTTGTTGTTTCTTCATTCCAAGAGTATTGCTGTCCATCATCTGGCATAGCTACAGGAGCTTCCCATAAACAGCTGTCTTCATTTAGTATCCAGCTATCAAATGGTTTTGGAGGGATAAAAGCATCACGAGATTCATCGTATGTATATCCTATTCCTGCATAGTTTTTTCTAAATGCTTTTGACTGGTCAGCACTTGGCTCATTTGTTACAGGATCATAATGTACTCCGCCTCTGGTATTATAAGAGGTGCGCTTACATAATTGTCCAAACATATTTTGATAGACTATTTCGATATTAGTATCGGTTTCATCCTCATTTTTGCCTGTGCAAACTTTAGTAACTATGTTTTGATAGTTTAGTAATGCGTAGTGTGCCATTTTATTTATTATTAATTTTTACCATATTAGCTAAATTGTATAGTTCCATCTCCAGCTGTGAATACTGTTACTTTATCACTACCCTCTGTATAGGTATTAAATGTTAGTACAGTTGGCGAGGTTGTTTCTGTTATCGTATAAGCACTTGGATAACGTAAAATCACAACTCCAGAGCCTCCATTACCTCCAACTCTTGTTGAATCAGCGTTACTGCCGCCACCACCGCCACCGCCGCCTCCAGTATTTCCTGTGGCATTGAAACCAACCCCTGTGTTTTCTCCATCAGCGCCACCACCTAAACCTCCAGTGCCTACGGCTACTGATCCATAGCTACCACCCCCACCACCACCAGCAAAGTAAACATCAGAACCAGATACCTCACCTACTGATGCAGTTGTAGCATTTGATGCACTCAAAATATTAACAGCTAATCCGACTCCGCCGTTTGTACCTCCAGTAGTGCTTCCAGTTTGATCAACACCAGCGCCACCTGCTCCACCTCCTCCTCCAGATGAATCACCATTAGTAGGAGCAGAAAATCCACCTCTATAACCTTGAACAACTGGGGTTGTAACCGCTTGTCCAGTCGCAGTTGCAAGTCCACGAGATTCTCCACCCCCAGAACCTCCGTCATTACCAGTTTTGAGGTATGGTGATGAAATTCCAGTTCCTCCACCTCCACCACCACTTGATGTTATTGTTGAAAATACAGAATTAGAACCATTATATCCTTTTGTCCAAGGACTATAATCATTACCATTCCCCCCAGGTCCAACTGTTACAGTATAATTTGTAGATAATAATAAAGATAAAGATGTTTCAGCACTACCTCCTCCACCAGTTATTGAGCCATACGATGTTCTTAAACCTCCAGCACCTCCCCCTGCACCTTCATTTCCTCCACCACCTCCGCCTCCAGCGACTACTAAATAATCAACTGTTATTGTACTTGGTACTAAAGCAGTAGCAGTTTCATTAGTGGCATTATAAGCTATCCAGCCTTGAGTAGCATCTACATAAACCATAGATACTCCGCCTCTTTGGTAAGCTATTGAAACATCATCAGATACACCATTAATATTATCACTCGATGTTATTGTGATATTGTTAGTATCAGCAGTACCAGCGTAATCAACTATAGAAACCTCATCCCCAGCAGTTGGACTGCTTGGAAGCGTAACTGTAATTGCAGTACTTGTAGTATCAACAAAATAACCTTCCCCAGCAACGGCCGTAAAGTCTGCTGTTTTTGGAGTAGCTTGCCAGTCTGTTCCTAAAGAACCGTCAATTAAATCTGTTATAAGTTTTGTTAATGCCATAGTTAACTAAATTGTATAGTTCCGTTTGTTCCAGCCGTGAATGTTGTTACTTTGTCGCTACCATCTGTAGCAGTTGTAAATGTTAGTACATTTGGTGATGTAGTTTCTGTTATTGTGTAGGCATTTGGATAGCGGATTATTACAACTCCAGAGCCGCCATCTCCGCCAGCGCTTGTGTTTGTAGGCGAGTTATTCCAGCCACCTCCACCGCCGCCGCCACCAGTATTTGGTGATCCATCAGTTGATTGTATAGAAGTGTTACTACTACCAGCAGCACCATTACCACCACCACCAGAACCACCACTACCAGCAAAAACAGTTGTAGATGCAAAAATTGCTTTACCACCAGCTCCACCACCAGCGTAAGTTACTGATGATCCTGTTATACTATTAGCTAATCCATCTCCACCGCTTGCTCCAGTTGTAGAAGAGGATGCATTTGCTCCTACAGCACCAGCTCCTCCGCCTCCTCCACCATCATTATCTCCACCACCATCTCCCCCAGCGTATCCTTGCACTACAGGTGAAGTTACAGCAGCTGCACCTTGGTTAGAAGTTGACCTTGAACCTCCACCACCAGAGCCACCAGATACAGCATTATCAATATTATCAAAACCTCCGCCACCACCACCAGTTGATGTTATAGTTGCAAATGTAGAATCACTCCCCTCTGTTGGATTCCAATTACTTGTATTGCCTCCAGTACCTCCAGATCCAACTGTAACTGTGTAATTTGTTTCACTTTCTAATAATAAAGATGTTTCAGAACTTCCGCCCCCACCAGTAGTACCACCATAAGATGTTCGTAAACCACCAGCTCCTCCACCACCTCCAAAAATACCACCTCCACCAGCTCCACCAGCAACTACCAGATAATCAACTGTTATTGCACCTGGATTTAAAGCTGAAGCAGTTTCATTAGCTGCTGACTTTACAAGCCAACCTTTTGTAGCTCCTGTGTACATAAGATTTACAGCACCATTATCGTAATTAATAACTTTATCATCAGCAGAGTTTTGAATATCATCATTTGATGTAACTGTAATATTATTTGTTCCTGCATTAGAACTATAATCAATAATTCCAACTTCATCTCCTTCACTTGGAGAAGACGGTAATGTAACTGTAATTTCCGCAGAGGTTGTATCTACTAAATGTATTTTGTTTGTGGCAGCAGTAAAATCTGCTGTTTTAGGTGTTGCATCTAATGTTACCGATGCCCCTGAAGAAACAACATTATTTAATCCTCCTGTTGATTTAACCTCTATAGTTGAACCGTTTGGAGGAGCTGCAGAAAATGTTAATGTACTTCCAGATAAACTGAATGTATCTTTTTGCTGATACAATCCATTAATGTAAACATCAATAGCATTTTCACTAGCAGGACTTGTTGAAAGTGTATAATCAACTTGTGATCCTGTTCCGTTAAAGTTGTCTACATAAAGAGTGTCATTAAATATAGATACTGAACCTACTGTAATAACTTCAATACTATAACCACTAAGTGGTGCTGAAGTGAAAGTTAATGTTGTTCCACTTATAGAGTATGTATCTTTTTCTTGATACACCCCTTGAATAAACACAAAAGAATTATCAACCGTAACGCCTTGTGTTAAAGTGAAATCTGTTTGTGATCCTGTCCCAGTAAACTGATTACTATTCAATGTTGAATATTCAGCTGCTGTAAAATGTACGACCTCTATTGCACTACCACTTGGAGGTGCGGTGGAAAAAGTGATAGTTGTCCCAGAAGTCGTATAGTTGTCTTTAGACTGATAAACTCCGTCTATGTATACTTGTGTAACGTTTTCGTCTGTAACGTCCTTAGAAGCCGTGAAATTGACTGTAGAAGCGTCCCCAGTAAACGTATCTGTATAAACTTTTGATAATACGGAAATAAAATGTACAACTTCAACTTCAGCTCCTGCTGGAACCCCTGTTGAAAATGTTATTGTTGATCCGCTTGTTGTGTAATTGCTTTTAGCTTGGTACACCCCATCAATATACACTTGTGTATTACTCGATGCAGTTATTTCAGATGATATTGTAAATGCTGTTTGGTTTGCAGTAGCAGTAAATACGTCTCTTTCTATTAAGAGCTCTCCTCCACTACCACCACCTGATCCTGCGATAGCACCCCACTGTGTTCCGTCATATCCTTCAAACTGTGAGTCATCTGAATTGAATCTGAACATACCAGCAACACCTGTTGGTCTTTCTGCTGTAGTTCCTGAAGGTAATTGAGCTGCTGTAGTATTATCGCCACTATTTTCCCAAACCTGTAGCGTTGTATCATATATAAGTAAATCCCCTGTACCTAATGTACCTAGTTTTACATCATGCAGATCATGAACCCCTTCATTAGCTTGTACACGAACTTGTATTTTACCGTTTGTTGCCGCATTTAAAACTATTGCAGCAGCTATTTTGTAATTAGGACCATTAGGCTCTGTTAAAGTATAATCACCTGGATTTGATGGGTCAAGCCATAGTACATCCCCATCACTCCAAGTTTCACCATTCTGCCCTAATGTATTGAACTGGTCAATTTCACCTAAATGAATAACTCTACCAATATCTCCATTGTCAAGGTCTGTTTCTAATACTCCAATAAAGTATTTTGACTCTACAGAACCATCAGCAACCATTTCATCAATAAGAATGTGCCCAGAATTTCCATCTGTACCAACAGCTCTTACTGCTTTTCCTTTAATGATTGTAGATCCAGAAGAGTTTTTTACATTGTAATATACAAGATTAGAGTCCGCAGTAGCAACAGCAGCATCAACAAAGCTTAAATTACCAGCACCATCTGTTGCTATTACCTGATCAGCAGTACCGTCCTGTGCGGGCAGTGTATACTCATCGTTTATTCTTATATTATTTAAGAAACGATTAGCCATAATTTATATTATAGTTTTGTAATAAGCACTCTAATATCGTTTGTAGTAGGTGCAGTAGCAAATGTGATAGTTACTTTTGTTGTGTCTGTTCTAACTACATCCGCATAAACAGTATCGTATGATGATGTATCATAAAGTTGTACAATAACGTCTCTAGTACCAAAGTTGTGTGTAACATCATAACTTAAACTAGATCCATCACCAATCGATGCTTTATGAGTAAAGTTTGTTATGTCTAATTCAAGATCATATGTTTTAATTCTATTATCTGTACCAGATAGTGTTTCTGTTACCGTCACACCGCCTCCCGTACCTTCTTGTACAGTTACATCTTCAACAGAATCTGCATATGTTGCAATTCTTTCGTAATTACCTGATGATTGCTGAATAGTCCATTCCCCAGCACTTTCATCCCATATTAGGCTTCTATTTGCTGCAGTACCCCTTTCAATTTCAATTCCACCGTCTTGTGATGGCGAACCAGTCTCATCTGAGTTTAAAGTAATAATACTATCGCCAATGTTAACTGTATTGGAATTTACAGTAGTGGTTGTACCTTGTACTGTTAAATCACCACCAATTACTGTACTACCAGCAATATTAACTGTATCAGCTGTTGTTGTACCAAGTGTAACGCTACCATCAACATCTAAATCATTTGTTACAGTAAGGTCATTACCAATAGTAATATCATTAGGTAATCCAATTGTTACAGTATCGCCATCACCTACAGTTCCATTTGTTACTTCAATTTCATTTGTAGTACCTTGGACAGTGAATGAAATATTACCAATACCATTTGTAACGTAAGTCGCAATTTGATCGCCAGTTGCAAGTGCGGTTCCGCCTGCTGTTACTGCTGCAGTTACAATAGCTAATGATGGATTTGGACCTGTTGGATCAGTTATTGTTACTTGATTAGAAGTTGTTGTAGTAACACTTTTAATATCTCCAGATGCGTCAATCCAGTTGGTTGCATCGTAAAAGTATAATCTTTTATCTGTGGAGTTATAATAAATTTGTCCTTCAACAGGATTTAAAGGAGCAGCAGCCAATACGTGGATTACTCCGTTTTGAACTTGATTTTTATTTAAATCAATGTTATTTAAAAAATTCAATGCCATTTTTTGTTAGTTTAGATATGCTACTCCTGCAAATGGTGCAGAAAATGTTAGTGTTATATTGTTTGAATCGTTGTAAAATGTTTCACCCATTATATGATTACCTGAAGAATCTACTATTGTAACCGATGGATGCCTTTCTAAAGCATGGTTAATAGACCAAGTTATACTAGGTGTATCTTGGTTAAATGTATAGGTTAGTCCACCTAAATAAGTACGAACAAACTCACCTATAGCATTTAAAGGAAAGTTTGCCGTTGCATTATCGTTATCATAATCAGTACCGATTACTTTATCCTGAGCAGATAAGTTACTGTCTTTTATATACGTGGATATTCTTGCCATTATTTATGCATTTTATTACCAAATATTTTTTCCGCACCACGAGACCCAAAATAGCCTCCAATTACGATTGTCAATAATGATGTTATATTATCTAATGAATAATTCATATACCATCCAATGACATATGAAATAGTTAGAAATACAAGAATAAGTGGGCGAACATTAGAAGCTAACCAATTTCCAGAACGAGCATCAGCAACCCATCTGCGGGTTACACCATCTATTTCAGCTCTTTCAATTTCAAGCTTTTTTAAAGCAATAGCTTTGTCTTCATCTGACATATCACTACCGCCAATGATGGCCTGTATTACTGAACCAACAGGCGTATCACCAGCTATAGCACCAACAACATCTGGAATTTTTTCTAAAAGAAACTTTCCGACACCTGTGTCTTTGAATTTCTTTTTTTCTGCCATTATGATTTAGGCTTTCTACCAGTTCTTGGTTTACCGGCTACTGCTTTAGGAATATCTCCTAATTGATTCCCAACTTCTTTTACCGCAGCTCCTACGTCTTGCATTTCCTGCACAACTCTTTGTGCTCTTTCTTTAATTTCAGCTGCTGCTTCTTCTGCAGAGTCTGCAATTAAATCTCTGTCACTATCTTTAATTTTACCTGTATACAGATAAATTAAATAAAAATTAAGTAAAATTGATAAAACCGCAATAACAGTTAAGATAATAGTAATAGTGTTCATAATATAAAATTTAAATTAACAATTCCATCTTCTACGCGCAGCTCTACCTCTTTCTGAAGTCCAGCTTTTAGATCGTGCACAAAATGATTTTCTTCTTTTAGCAGCTTTACTTCCTGGTTTTAATTTACTAGGCGGAGTTGTTACTGCTGTTTTTAGTTTACTCCCTGGATTATCTTTTCGGTATTTTGCAACACCTTTTTTAGACATACCGCCACCTGCAGCCGCACCTGTACCTGTTGGGTTGGCTTCGTTATAATAACCTAAACTCTTCTTTTTAGAAGGAGCTGGTGGTTTTGCTTTTTTAAATAAAGGTGCTTTCTGCACTCTTGAAGTAATTGGATCACTCATTTGTAATGTCTATGTATTTTGTTCTACCGTTTTCTTTTATAGCCTTAAGTATACGCATTCTGTTTTTACCTAAGTTATAACTAACGTGAACCCAAGCAGGATTTTCATCATCACCAAATTCCCATATAAGCTGATCAAATTCTAACTTGTCTTTAATATAATTAAAAAAGTCTGCGTTTGAAGCTTTGCTATACACATCATCAATATCAATCGCTTCACCTTTACAGTGTTGCGAGTTTGTAGATCCACCAATTGCTTTATTAAGTTCTGGTGAACGATAAAATGATGATATATAAATAGGTTCGTTAAAGTGATTTCTTAAAGGTTCAAAAATATGCTGAGCAGTTACCTGCATTGTAACAAGTGTTTCATTGTCTGGCATATTGTTAATACCTAAACGCTGTGCTGTATTAGAACGCAGCGCTTCTTTCATACTTATGTGGTCACTTATTTTCATTATATTAAATTAAATTGTTGATTAGCTTAATTGCTTCTCTGTATTTTTTTATTGCCACGCATTGCACATCCACAGCTTCCGATTGGTTTCATACAACTTGGGCATACGGGTGTTGCAGCTTTTTTTTGAGCGTGTACTTTTTTAGTGATAGGTAAATCCATTGTGTTTATTTTTTTGTTTGTCTTCTATATGCTTCAGCTTCCCATTCTAATTTAGGAAACCCTTCTTTCATTCCTTTTCTAGGATACTTTCTTCCTTTCCAATATACATAGTCATCATCATAACTTAAATCTTTACGAAGTATTTGTTCTCTGTGAATACGTTCGTGTGATTCAGCTACTTTTTGTTGTACAGGTGAAAGTTTTTTATTAATAACGATAGTGCCATCATCTAATGTTACACCGTGCACACCAGGTGCTAAATTCTCTTTTAGTGAAGGTTTGCTTTCGTGTATTAGCGACATCATATCGCTTTTCATTTTATAACCCATTATCGTTCTTTGTCTTTGTGCATATCTTCTATAGCGGCATTAAATACTTTATCGCTATAGCTTCTGTTTTTATTAAACACATTTCTATGTGTTGTAGGTAAGTCTTCTTGGCCTAATAATATTCTGTAGATTCTTGATATTAGATGCTTACACTTTGTTGAAACCTTATATACGTTATATTTAACAGTAGTATGATTTCTTTTAATATATATATCTATCCAACCATTTTTACGTAATCGTTCCCAGCGATGTTTATCCCAAGAATGTATATATGTACCTTTTATGTAATCATCACGTGTAAAACGACCAAGACAATCAAAATGTATTAATAATTCAAGATCACCATCAGTTAGCTTATATGTTTTACAAGCCCACTTCCTAACTAATCTATAATATTTAAAAAGACCAAGTCTTCTAATATCATCAGACTCTAGCCTCATAATACTACAACAACATCTTGTTCTTTTATGACTTGTAGGTATTCACCATCAAAGTCTATACCGTAACCAGCATGTCTGTCGTAATATATGTTATCCCCTGGAGCAATTCCTTCAACATAATTACCAACAGAACGTACTTCAGCTTTTCTATATCGTATGTCATCTTGATGTTTTTCTGTAAGGATTAAACCTGATTCGTTTGGTTTAACTTCTTCCTTAATTGATTTAATTATAATAAATTTATTTACAGCCCGCATGATCCTTCTCTTACATTAGAAATTATACAGTCCGCTGACATAATTGTTGTTGCTACAGATACTGCATTTCTTAAAGCAGTTTTTGTAACCAGCACAGGATCAATTATACCTTCTTTTACAAGATTAACAGTTTTCCCGCTAATTACATTAATTCCTCTACCTTTTTTTACAACAGTTTCATAAGGAATTCCAGCATTATCAAGAATTTTCTTATAAGGTGCTTTAATAGCGTTAAACAGTATGTTATAACCATCACTGTTGTTTGTAGCTATGTTATCAGCCGCATTGTGCAAAGCCACACCAGCACCAGGTACAATACCATCTTTTAATGCTGCTTTTACAGCATAAATAGCATCTTCAACCCTATCTTTTTTTTCTTTAAGTGCTATTTTAGAATCAGCGCCTACATATAACATTCCGACTGAACCAGAAAGCATTGCTTTACGCTGTTCAAGCTTTTTAAGCAAATAAGGATTTTTTTCTTCCTTTAATTGCTTTTCAATAACATCTATTCTATCTTTAACTTCTTTAGTTAACTCTTCAATAGTTATAACAGTGTTATTATCATCCGTAACGGACTTTTGTGCTTCACCTAGTACTGATTCATTAATTAAATCTAAATCGTCTCCTAACTCCTCTGAAATGACTGTAGCACCCGTAAGTGCGGCTAAGTCATCTAGCATATCTCTTCTTAAGTTAGAAAAACCAGGTGGATCAATAAAGTTTACTTTAATATTACCTTTAACCTTATTCATTATAAGTGCAGATTGCACTTGAGGTGAAAGATTACCAATAATAAGTATTGATCTTTTATTTTTTATAGCATATTCCAATACCGCTTGTATCTTTCTAATAGTTGAAATTTCAGAATCAACTAATAATATTAACGGTTTTTCAAGTTCTGCTTTATTTTTTTCTTTATCTGTAATTAAATGCTGTGATTTTAAACCACTGTCAAACTGAACACCATCTATAATATCTATAAACGTTTCATCAGTATCAGACTCTTCCATAAGGACCACGCCATCTTTACCCACTTTGTTATACGCATCAGCAATTAATTTACCTAATATTACATCATTGTTTGTAGAAATATTAGCTACATGCTCTAGCATCGAGTCCTTAACCGGGATTGAGCTACTTTCTAAATATTTAATTACTTTAGAACTTGCTTCAATTATATCTTCTTTAATTTTTCTTAAATCAGATTTTTTAGAAGCTACATATTCTTTTAAAATGGAGTGTGCGAGGACGGTACTAGTTGTAGTACCATCACCCGCTTCCTTTACTGTTTTTTGTGCTGCCTCTTTAACGAGGGTCGCGCCTATGTTCTCAACTGGATCCATAAGCACCACACTATTCGCAACAGTCACTCCGTCTTTTGTTACAATCGGTTTACCAAGTGCGTCTTCATATATAACACATTTACCCGATGCTCCTAGAGTTGATGAAACAGCTTCAGCGAGCTTTTCAACTCCAGCCATTATTTTGTTTTGAGCGTCATCGCCAAAGTTTAAATCTTTAACAATTTCACTCGGATTATTAAATTCCATTAAATTAAATTTAGTATATTTTATTCAAAAGTTTTTACGACCACAGGTCCTTCAGCTAATTTCAGCTTTTGTGTATAATGTTCAATAGATGCATCAATAGCTTTTTCAGCTCCTTTGATAGATTCTCTACGTGTTATACCTTTCCATTCGCCGTTTAAATCTTTTAATTCTGCTTGGTAATAACCGTTATGTAACTGCGTTATTCTCCAATTCTTTTTTTCAATGCAGCTTTTCCATACGTCTAAGGTTTCTTTTGGAATCTGGTTGTTTTCATCGTTTGTCCATGTATTAGACTTGTAATAAAAATAAGTCATAGGTTTTTGGTTTTTAGGTTAATAAATAATTAATTGGTTATATGTTATATTACATATTTTGGTTACCATTTACCGGCTGGGCATTGCGCTTGCATAGCTAATGTTTTGGCTGCTATATTACACCCGCAGCCTTTAACTGGTTTTTTAGTTGTTATATGAGTGATCGTACTGTTTGGATCACATATATTGTTTTTTCTTATAGGGCATTTATGACAATGCTGCAACCGCATTTCAGCAACTGCTTTAATAGGTGGGTGTAAAAGATTTAATTTGTCTTTAACTAAATTACCCCACCCCTCTAATATTTGATTTATTTCCATTTTATTTAATTATATATATCTTCAATTGTTCCATTGTTTATGCTATTGCTAAATATATGTAAGTTCCTCCTGATGCGTTTACTCCTGAGCCTGATGCAGCAATAGTAAAACCATCTGAATTGTATGTAATTACATCACTTGTTGTACTTTCTTGGTCTGATAAATTTGCATATAATTGCCTATCGTTTGTACCATCTCTAAGTTGGTCATATATATACCAATCCCCTGTTGAATCTGTTCTTTTAATCATTATCCATCTTGGTTCAAATGTTGTATATACAGTTTTAGCACTTGAACCATTCCCTGTATAACTCCCCACCTTCTGATACCCATCAATGTCTGCAAAAGAATACATTACATAACTTCCCCCTGAAGCGTTGTATTGTGCTGATTGGGATGAACTTGTAAATTTAAAAACATCAGACGTTTGAGTATATTGATATTGACTATCGGTTGTAGCAGCAGCCGTTGTATTAAGTTCCATAAATTTATTAGAACCTAATATTGGTAAAGGTACCCACCACGAATTAGCAGCATCTGTTCTTTTAATAATTACCATTTTTTGTTCAATTCCAAGTCCGTGTCCGACAGTAGCATTTTGCGTATTATTACCTGTGTAAGTAGCAATACTAAACCCCGCATCAGTATTTGCACTAACTGTTGACGTTATACTACCATCAGTATTGTTGTTAGCGGAAACAGTTCCCCCTGCTTTCCAACACCAAGCGACTAATGGGTCACCACTTTCATTGTGAGAAAAATCGAATCTTTGAGTATCGACTCTTACCGTAAAACCATTAGAATCAAAAGATTGTATATAATCTGTATCTGCTATTTCAGCGGATGTACCACTTGGCATAAGTGGATTTGTGCCACCTCTTATTGAATCTAAAAGAACGTGATGGTCTGAATCACTTCTTGACTTTATCCAAACCAAATCCGGTTGGAATGAAGTTCCTACAAAACTTACATTTGTAGGTGTTCCGTCATAAGCGTAGGATACATTTGTTGCTGTGCCGTCATATGTTGGGTATTCTGCAGGATCTGAATATGTTATTGATGTTGCAGTTCCGTTGTAGCTTCCTGTTTCATCATTAGCGTTACCATCTAATTTGTAATGAGCAACAAGGTTTGTTGTTGGTACGCTTGATTCGTTGTATAGGTTAGTTACATCTGAACTACTTAATGCTGAAGAGTATATTCTTACTTGGTCTACCGCCCCTATTATACTTGCACCTGAACCTGTATTACCATATCTATTCCCAATATACGTAGCGTGAGTAGGGGTTTGATTATTTATAAAATCAGGCGAAGTACCATTTAATATAGATGCTCCGTTTAAATAAACAACATAAGCGCCATTATTATAAGTTAAACATAAATGATACCAACTACCATCTTTTATGCTTGAAGAAGAAGTGTAAAATACTTGAGATTGGTCTGTATCTCTAAAAGACAAAGCTATATTGCCTGAACTATAATCTGTAAAAAGAGCATAACCTGTATTACCTCCAACTGTTGCTCCGTTACCAAAATAAATATCCTCTCTATTATTCGCAGTTGATGTATGTTTAAACCACCCTGAAACTGTAAAAACAGTTGTTGAGGCTCCATAAGCAGTATTAGGAAAATTAAAAATTGAAGTGGTCCCATTAAAAACAGCACTCTGTCCGCTGTCTATCGCTCTAACTGTATCATTAGCATTCCCCTCTAATTCATACAACGCAACACCACTACCATCATCAAATATATCTTTAGTTGATTTTGTAGCTGATGCTGATGTTTCTCCGTATAAGGTTGTTACTTCACTTGATGATAGGGCTTTATTAAATATTCTTACTTGGTCTATTTTACCTTCATAAGAAGATGCACCAAGACTACCTGCATTTGTACCAAATCTATTATTTGATAAATTATGAGTGTCTCCACTTGTCCAATACGTTCTTGTTCCTGATAAATGAGATACACCATCTAAATAACAAATAAAGGTATTGTCAGACTCCATAACTAAAGATATATGATGCCAAGTACCATCACAAATATCAGTTGTCCCTGTAAATGCTTGATTCTGACCTGGTGTTCCGTGTGTAAAATTAACTGATAAATAACCATTTGTAGGTGTTCTTACAATAGAAAAACCTGTATTTGCTGAACTTCCTCCGCCTGCATCAAGCATAGTGCCAGTATTAGAATCTTTTATAGTGGTGTTCATCCAAAAAGAAACAGTTGAGGTAGTAGAAGTGGTTGAAGAAGATATATCTACATAAGAAGCAGAAGATGTTTGTAACCCATTAAATGTACCACCATTTCCAATATATCCAGATATACCCCCAGTGTCTTTTGCTCCTTCTTCAAATTCATATAAAGCAACCCCAGAGCCGTCACCAAAAATATCAGTTGTAGATGCAGTAGATAGATTACTTGGTTCACCGTATAGTGTTGTTACTTCATTTAATGATAATGCTTTGTCAAAGATTCTTACTTGGTCTATTTTACCATTGAAACTATTAGAAGATAAATCTTGTGCAATTCCAAGAAGAGCGCCATTAGTTAAAGAAAAAGAACCACTTTGTGTTGAGCCATAATCTGTGGTAGCCTCTAAACTTCCATCAACATACATTTTAACAGTATGGCTTGTATTGTCTAATACCCAAGCAAAATGATGCCAATTTCCATCATTTAGACCTGTTGTAGTTCCGTTTCCATAATAATCAGTTCCGCCAACTCTTGTGTTGTTATTTACAGCTCCTGTTCCAAGCAATCCCGCATTTCCTAAATAATTAGAGGAATTGAATGCTGTTATAAATCTTTGATAATTTGTATTGGTTGTATTAAACCAAAGAGAATATGATAAATCGCCCCAAGTATTAAAGTAACTATCTAAATCTAAAGATATATAACTACTACTCCCATTAAAAGCAGCAGCAGTACCAATCTTACCTTCTATGCTTTGTGTTGAACCATTACCTGTATAGGTATTTATTGTAAAGTTTTCAGATGGAGTTAATTCAGAAGCATTAACTGTAATAGAGAAGTTTCTTGGAGTAGATTGATTTTCATCATCAATAGCTTCAATAGTAAAGCTGTATAATGTTGTAGATGATTCAGCAGTTGTAGTACCGTCAATATTTGCACCTGTCAAGGACAGCCCCGTTGGCAATGCTCCATTGGTTATATTAAAAGTAATTGTCCCACCATCAGGTTCTGTAGCCTGTAGTGTTATAGTTGATATAGTTGTTTCAGATTCAAATATACCTAAAGAACCAGCAGGAGTTGTCCATGTTGGAATACCGTTATATGATATACCATTTACAAATGTACCAGATGCACCAGTTACAGTATTAGTTACAACAATATCATAATCACCAGCAGCTTTAGCAGGGGTTGTAATTGTAAGTTGCGTACTAGAGTCGTGTGCAACAGAAGGTGCGGTTGTACCACCAATACTAACCGTCATACTGCTTCCAAAGTTTGTACCAGTTAATACTACTGTTTGTCCTCCTGCAGGATCTGCAGCGGTGTCATCTCCTGGATAATCAACAGATGTAACTGATGGTCCTGTAGATGCCTGTGACCATGACATACTGCCATCTGCATTTGTCATTAGGAAATAACCATCTGTTCCGTGACCTACTACGCCAAAGAACTGCCCTGCTTTTATTTTAGTGTCAGCCATTATTTAGTATTGTTGATTTTAGTGCCCTTGCCGAAACCAGAGCGGTTTCTTTTTGCAGATACAAAGGACGATGTGGTATGATCGTAGTCCATACCGTCTATATTCTTACCATTCTTTTTAGCGGCTCTACGCTTACGTTGGTTTTCCGCTTTCATGGCACGGCGCCGAGGGCTCATTGCAACGGCCTTGTCTCGGACCTTCTTACGACGCCGCGCTTCAGGAGAAAGCTTTTGCATTATTTTTTAAGACCTTTAACGCCTTTCATTTTAGCAGGTGACTTACCATACATTTTAGCAGGTGATTTACCTGCACCGGTTTTCTTTTTAGTTTTCTTACCGGTAGAAAATCTAATATCACCTTTTTTAACCTCCACAGTTACTTTACCTGTTTCACCAGCTTTCTTTCTACCCGATGCATCGCGTCCAGTGTCAACTACTTTCTTTGGTGTTTGGAACCCGCCTCTTTCGTAGGTATCACCTTTTTTCATAGTTTTACCACCTTTCTTATACTCAGTGACTCTTTCAGTACCTGCTTTTCTATATGCAGTACCAATTACTTCTGGCATATCAGACTCATAGCGGAAGTCATCTTTTTTAGTACCTTTCTTTTTACCTTTATCCATTTTAGCAGGTGCATCTAGTATTGCCTGCTTTAGGTGCTCAGGTAAGTTCTTTTGTTTTCCAACCAACGCCTTCATTAAAGGTGTCTTTGGATTCATTTTAAATGGTGATCCCATAATAGTTTTTTTAATGATTAATCAATATGTTTAACATGCATGTGTTATAATCTGTTATATCACGTTTTATCTATTATATTTAAGTTCCTGCATTTTATTATATAGATGCTGTGCCAAAAGTACTTCGTTTTTAATTATTCATATATAGCAGAAGTACAAGAATTGCATATTGTACCCCAAGCATGTTGTAATACTTCTTTATGTTTTATACTGCCCCAAGCATTTTTTAATGTTGTTTCTTTAAGATTAGCATATTTATGTTCCATATGATAATCATTGCAGCATAGGAATAATTCAGAGTTTGCATTTACATGTATCCATTCCGTATCTCTTTTGCCCATACACCCAACAACTTTTTTATCTTTATGCACAAAAGGCGATGAACTTATATAATCGTCTATAAGGCCGGCCCTATCTATAAGGTGCGGTTGTTTAAATACATTAGTATTTGGAAACATTTCTTTAGCAATAGCTACCTGTTCATCTAATTCTGTATCTGATATGTCTGGAAACTTAGGACCTTTAAGTGCCCCTGACTCATGATCATGCCCATTAATCTGTATAGATAATAAATTTTTATTTTTAAGATTGGTATAAGCATACGACACATTCATTTTTAAACGTTCAAATATGCTTTGGTTCATATTAGTGCGTTTTGCAAATAACTCTGCATCTGACCATATTGGCGCATTTACACATACTCCCCATATTACATCTGGATATTTATTTATTATATCCACTTTATCCGGCGTTAATGTTGTACCATTAGTTAATACAACCATCCCTAGACTAAATTCACGCAATGTTTCTAGCATTTCTTCAAAATACCTATATAACAATGCTTCATTATAATGGGATGTATATATACCATTAAATTCAGGGGAAACAATAT